TCCATGCCGTTCCCCAGTCCCGACACCGTTACAGACTGCCCGACTGCGATGTCTGTCTCGGTGAGGGTCTGAATCACGACGACGTCGTCCAACCTCATGCGGTGGGTGATGGAAAACGTCGCCATGACTCGTGACTCTCCGTGTGATTACGCGCGGGTGACGAACATCTCGCTGTCGATCATGAGCGTGGCGAAGTAGCCACGGAACGCGATCGTGCGAGCGAGCAAGCTCGGGTTTTCGATGGACACGACGCCCTTCTGCTGTTCCCAGCATTCGAAGCCGGCCGAATTACCGACCCAAACTTCCTTGCTGGTCAACGGGTCGAAGTTGCGGTCGACGACGACCTGCAGGCCGAAGGCGTTGCCGTTGAACGAGGCGGCGTCCTGCTGGCCGAATGCGTTCATGGCGCCGGCGTTGGGGAACAAGGGACGGCCGGTGTTGTCGGTCAGGGCGCCCAACTTCTTCCAGTAGTCGGTGCCAAGCATCAACACGTTCGGCAGGTTGCCGTCGGAGTTGGTGAGGATCTTGGCGGCCGCGTTGTAAACGAACGTGACCCAGTCGGCCGGGTCGGTGTCGTCGGTCAACACCTCGGTCTGCGTGACGCCTGCGACGAACTGAGTACAGGCCTCGACGTCGGTCTGGTTGGCGTAGATGCGCGCCATGTCGTCAACGAGTGCGCCAAGCACTTCAGGGCTCGACCAGTCGATCGACGCTTCGGACAGCTCAACGTAGCCGCCGAAAATCTTCTTGGTGACCTGCTCGTCGGACACGACGAACGTGCCGGACTGGATCGTGGTGCCCTGGGTAACCGAGGCGATCGACGTATGCGTCGTGACCTTCGGGCGGATGAACACCTTGCCGCCCTGCGGCATAGCGCGAGTTCCGACGGCGTCGATCAACGGGCGAAGGCCGCGGAACGAGTTGAACACCGGGGCGACGACCGGAGTGGGGAGCACACCGTCGAGGTCGCCGGTGGTGACGTCGGGTGCGGCCGCCTTGATGTTGGCGTTCATCTGTGCGAACTCGGAGCCGCCAGCGACGAACGCGGCGATGTACTCGCCGAGCGAAGGCAGCTTGAATGCGCGCTTGGGTTCCGCGTACAGCGGAACGGTGGGAATGATGGCCGGTGCCGAGGCCTCGACCGGGGTTGCTTCTGACATTGAGTCCTCCTCGGGCTCGATTGGTGTGGGTTCTTCGTCGGGCGTGTCGTCCTCGGGCTCGGGGCTCGAGGCGGCGACCTTTTCGATCCGAGCCTGCTCAAAGGCTGGCTCGGCAACGATCGAGAGTTCGGTCCAGCGACCTTCCTCTACGACCATGGTTCCTTCGTTGTCGAAGGAGAATTTGGTGGGCACTACGCCAACGCTGACGGAGTCGTAGGCGCCCATGAGTAGCAACGCCATGGTGTCGTCGGCGTCGCGTGTCGTAGCGAGGCGCGCGGTGAACATCATCCCTTCGGATGTGTTGACACGTTCGGTCACGAGACCGCGCACCTTCGCCGGGTCATGCGCTTCGAGTAGACGGGGCGGTCTGCCGTCCTCGGGCAAAGACCCAGGCATGAATTTGACTTTGGTTCCGAGGCTGTCGGTGGTAGCGACGTTCCACGGTACGGCGAGGCCGGTGATCGAGCGCGACGGTTGGCCGTCTGCGGCCGCGGCGTCGACGGTGAAACTACCGGCGACGAGCTTCAACATTGTTGTCCTCCTGATCGTCCTCGTACATACGATCGGACGTTGGTGTGGTGACGAGCGGCGATTCGACGAGGTCGTTGTCGCCGAGGTAATCGTCGAGGTCGAATTCGACGTGCTTGCCGGCCGGGAGCACGTTGTTGCCGGACAATGTCTCTTGGAGACAGTCGAGATACGGCTTGGCGCCGAACAAATACAGATCCTGACGCGCTTGTAGCGCGTTCTGGTAGGTCATGCCGCTGCCCGTCGGTGCGCCGACGAGGTAGGGCGGAATGTTGGAGAGACGCGCCAGTTCGAGAGCCTGATACTGGCGCGCCTCGACCAACTGGAGTTTGGCCGGATCGGACGAAAACTCCCTCCATTCGACAAACTCGTTGAGGGCGCCGATTGCGTTGCGTTGCCGTGCGGCGCTCCAGGCGGCGGCGAGTTCGGCGAGGTCTTCTGCGCTCATGGGCTCCCCACCACGCTGCTGTAGGAAGCCGGCTGCGATTTCATTGGCGGCGAAGCGTCGTGCCGCGTTGTCGAGTTTCCAGGCGGTGTCAATTGCGGCGGCGCCGCTGTAAACGATCCCCATTGACGGCGCGAGGAATTGGACGAGGTTGCGGCTGTCGACGTCGACGCCGTTGAACTGAACCTGGTCCGATGGTTGGAACCAGGCTGGGCCGGACTGATCGAGCGTGGTGATGTTCGCGGCCGGCAACCACTTGAACGACGCCGGGAAGCCGGTGGAGTAGCGGCCGGTGATGAGCCAGAACGCGCGGCCGTAGAACAACAGGTCGCTGAACGTGTTGGCCATGATGAAGTTGCGCGTCACGGCCGGGTCAGGTCGCGTGAACCACGACTCGCCTTCGACATAGATCTTCTCGTACTCCTCCTCCTGGGGATCCCAGGCAAGGCGGTAGGCGCGTAGATCAAGACACGCGATCATCGAGGCGATCAGGTCGCGCGCTCGAGAGATCGTTGGCAGCTGTAGAGCGCGGAGCTCTTGGGTGCCGACGGTGTAGGTGTAGGTGGCGTTGATCGTCGCCTGTTGTGCGGCGCCGGCGGCCGCTTTGATGTCGGCGCCGAAGGCTGGCTTGGTGGTGCGGCTACCGAATAGGGCCATCGCCGGGGATGCTATCCACAGGGCTGTGGATTGTCCAGCATCATCCGAATGCGAACGCTGGTTTAGTGCGTTGGCTGGGTCGGGCGGCGATCGCCGCGGCCCAGACCATACAGCGCGCCAACTCGATTGGGCCCGGCGACTTTTGGGACGACAGGACGGTCGAGTTTTGGGTTTTGACGGCGACGGCGCGGCCGACGTGTTCGGCTAGGGCGTGGGATCCGTCGTGGCGAAGCCGGCCCTCAAGGATCAACGCCCGGACGATCGGCGTGTATTTGAGCAGTTCGCCGTAACCGACGATCGACATTCGCCGCTCCAGGTGGGGCGGCAGGAGCGCCTCGAGGCCGGGTGTGAGCGTCAGCTGTACCGTCGGATCTTTGAGCACTTCGCCAATGGCTTGCCAGCAATGGTCGGCGGATTGGACGATGAACTCGACGGTGACCTTGACGGTGCCGCCGTCGTTGACGGCCCGGACGCCAACGTACCTGGATTCGTCAACCGAGTTGTCGACCGACAGGATGCCGCCGGCCGGGATCTCATCCACGGCCAGGTTGTCCCAGGTGCCAAGCGGTAAAAAGGCTTTGGTGGCGGCGACCCACAGGTTGAGGTGGGCGCGAAGGAACGCGGCACGGTCGGCGCCTTCGGCAGCGGCCTCAAGCGCGTCCCACGTGACGGTCGTCCCGAGGGCCGGGTTGGCCCACGGCCACCAGCGACGGTCGTCCGGGTTCACGCCCGGCGGCGGTGACCACTCGGCGAAGAACAACCGGCCAGCCTTACCGGCGTCAATCGCGGAGATCGCCTGCTCACGCAAACCAAGCATGAGCGTCGAACTCTGATCGCCAGCCGTCGACCACATCGACAACAACGGATTTTTCACAGCGATCATGGACGGCCGCAATGCGTCGTAGATCACCGACGGCGCAATGTCCCAAATCTCGTCCACCAGGATCAGATCGAGCGTTAGGCCGTGAACGTTGTCTTTCGCGGCGGCGACCCGGAACGTGGATCGGTCCGGCATCGTGACCTGCTGGGAGCCGTTCGACCAGCGCACCTCGGCGCCGTGATGGTCCTCGAGGTACAGCGCCAACTCGCGGAACATCGGCATCGACCGATCCAGTTTGTTGGCGACCAGCAGAACGTTGACCGGCCGGCCCCGTCGACGTGCCTCATCCGCTAGGAACCAGCCGGCCAACGCTCGCAACGCTACCGACTTCCCCTGCTGACGGCCGGTACTGACCAACGACTCCCGAAACAGAAAGTCGCCCTTGTCGTCGACAGCCAACTGGCCATCCAAAGCGATCCGTTGCCACGGCATGAGCTCAAGACCCATGTGTCGCCGCGCCCACTCGGCTTGGGCAGGGCCAAGACTCAAATCCGTCGACCGCGGTGTGACCAGCCTCGGCTCAACCCGACCCGACAAGCCCAGATAATCCTCGCTTCGTCCCATTTGGCCCTCATCGGTCCCCTCAAGGGAGATCTGGTGAT